GTTCTTCAAAGAAAGCGTTATGCCTGCCCGCAAAGCGTTCAAGGAAGTTCTGCCAGAAGAACTAAGGTCGAAGCAGGCTGCGGTGATTGATAAATTCCTAGGCATGTCTCAGCGTGGAGAAATCACACATACCAAAGCCTTAGATTTGGCTCAAAAAGAATTAAAGAAACTAGGTGGGATTAAGGGTCAATTTGCCATTAAACCCACTAAACCTGTTACCCCAGAGATTACAAGAGAACTACAAACTGAATATACAAAACGAATAAAGCCATACGTTGATAAAGCTGATGTCGAAATTAAAAAAGTCAATGATGAGTTTATGGCGGGTAAAACTGCATTGGCAGAAAATCAGGCGCAAAGAGACGCTATAAATGTTAAATTGGATAAACAGGCAGATAAAATTCGGGCAGAGATGGGATTTCCCGAAGCTGAGACTGTCGGGATTGGGCAGTTTACCGCCCAGAAGATAGACGACCTGTTAGGACTGATAAACAAGTCGGCTGAAACTGGGTTTACCAAACTTGACTCAAGTATAGCACTTCGTGATTTATTGATGACAGGAGCATTACCTCAACCCCATCATATTAGAGACTTTGCCAGAGTTTTCGGTGAGGAATTTGCTTTGTCGGTGGGTAAATTCGCAAGGCAACCAGTCACTAAAATAGGTCAGACAATAGATTTATTAAACTTACCCCGTGCTGTTCTAGCGTCGGGTGATTTATCAGCCACTTTCAGACAGGGGTTGATACTAATGCTAACCCACCCAGAGAAAGCCCCCCGTGCTTTCTGGAGACAGTTAAAAGGATTTGCTTCAGAGAAACTATCCCTTGATATGGATGACGCATTACGAAGCCATTCGCTATATCAACAGGCTGTCAATGACGGTGTTGAGTTTACAGCATTAAGAACAGGGGCGAAGTTAGCTGCCAAGGAAGAACCGTTCGCTTCCAACCTTGCCCAGAGACTGCCTTTCGTAAGAAGGTCGGAGAGGGCGTTTACGATCTTCCTTAATGAGATGAGAATGGGGTCGTATGAGGCAGCTTATGGTGCTATGACGGCACAGGGAGCCTCTGCTGCCGAGATGAAGCTAATGGCTAACTTTATAAATTTAGCTTCGGGCAGGGGGGTGTTGCCTGCTAATTTAGACAGATACGCACCTATCTTGAACACCGTATTATTCTCGGCAAGGTATCAGATGTCCACACTACAACTACCGAGACAACTTGGCAGGATGCTCATATCGAAAAACCCATATATGAGAAAAGAGGCTGCTAAAGCATTGATTACATTTGTTGGAGGCGGGTCGGCTATTTTAGGGTTGATGAATTCAACTGGGACAGGAAAGGTTGAACTAGACCCTCGTTCTGGCGATTTCGGTAAAGTTAAAATCGGGGAGACCCGACTGGATATTTGGAGAGGATATGTTCAGTATGCTCGGTTTGTGGCACAGTTTCTTACGGGAGAACGGAAAAGCGCTTATGGCAATTTGAACAAAACACAGCGGTTAGAAATAGCCACGAGGTTTCTACAATCCAAAGTATCTCCTGGCTTTGGTCTGATGGTTGATTTACTGAAGGGTGAAAACTATATGGGTGAGCCTTTGTTTAATGAGACTACGGGGTTTATCAAGACTGCCCGTGAGAGACTTTTACCATTAGCTATGCAGGATGTAATGGATGCTATGGAGCAAAGCGGCACGAACGGTTTATGGACAGCAGCCCCAGCTACTTTAGGTGTAGGCGTATTAACTTATGTAAATGACCTTGTGCGTGTTAAGGAGAAAATAGCCAGAGACGCAGGTTATAAAACATGGGACGAGATTGACCCCAAGACTCAAAGAGAAATAGAAAACAGAAATATCGAACTACAGGTAGCCTATATTGACTTTGACAGACAGGTAATGGGAACAGCGTGGGGGGATTGGAGACTATCGGGCAAGGCTATTGAGGACAACTTCAAGGAAGATGTGGATAAGGCAACTGCCCAGTATCGTGAGACCAAAGACGGCTATGCTTTCAGGGAAAAGATAAGCGACGCCTTCACCGCCAGAAGGGGCGGTTATTCGGCTCGTGATAAGGAAGAAAGGTTTGAGGAGATAGTAAGTAGATTAAACATAGAGGATACTGCAGAGTCACTGGTATCTCTTGGTCCCGAACAATTAGCCATCAGGACTTATAACGATGCCCTTTGGGGCGATGATATGTATGACCAGTTCGGGGATTATAAGTTTGATGAAGCTGAAATACGGAAGAAACAATTACGTTCTCAATTAGGTCAAGAGATGTTCGATTATGTAGAGGAATACAGGGGGTTAAAATACGAAGACTTCCCCCAGGAATATCAGGAACTAGCCAAGGCGAAACAAATTCTACGCCCTTACTGGAAGGTGCAGGAAGAAATGGAACGCATCTACGGCAAGCCCAAGACGGCATTACAGAAGAGAAGTTTGGAAAGGCGCATTGCCAGAATCAGGACACAGTTGCGGTTAATCAACCCCAAAGTTGCGAAAGCCTATGAACAATTTTATGCCAGACCAAGCTAACTTGACAAACCAAATAGGGTAGTGTATAATATGGTGTTAGGCTGTAAGGCTTAAAAGGGGGGCAATTGATGTAAAGGGTAAGCCCCCTTTCCTTTTGCAAAATTGCCCCCCACACAAAAGAGTAAGTTGACAAAAGAAGATAATTGTGATATGATATTAAGCAAGGCTCAGAAATCCTTTCTTGACTTCTGTAAAGAATTCGGGTGGGGTAAACTTGAGGTTCAAATCAAGAATGGTGAGCCTGTTATGAGTAAGGAACTATCAAAAGAACATAAACACGATTAAAGTGGGGGTAGAATGGTATTAGAAGCTGTTGTTCAGGTGTGCCCTAGTTGTGGTTATGAGTTTAACCCAGATGAGACAAAGACTTGCTGGTTATGTCACAGTTCTATTTGCCCGAAGTGTGATGGGTGTAATTGCGTTTGTGTTAAGAATGTATTTCCCGAAGGGACTCTTAATCTTTGTTTGAATTAGATTAGCAGACCCTCTTTAACAATTAAATAGATTGCCAGCTACCCGAAAGGGCAGGAAGCAGTAGTATGCAACAGGTCCGCAACCTGAACTGTCTACTAGCTGGCAACACGCTAAATCGAGAACGATAGGCGAATTGACTCTTAGGAGTTGGTTCGCCTTTTTGTTTAATAAAGGAGGAAACATGGCAGGGAAAAAGGAAGAGGTAGAGCCGATTGAGGAGGAAACTCCGGTAGAGGCTCAAACAAAGACTTATACCCAAGAAGAACTGGAAGCTCAAATAGCACAAGCAAAAGAAGAGGAACAGAATAAATACAAAGGTTATCAAAGGGTTGTTAGTGCTAGAGAGAGGGAAATTGAACGCTTAAAGATGCAAGTGGCTCAACCGACAAGTCATGCTGACGAATTACTCCTTGAGGAACTGGAAGCAAGGCAGACAGAACTTGGAGAGACAAATCCCAGAATTGCCAAACTCAGGGCTGAAATAGCCAAAGAGAAGCAACGGGAGGCTCAACAGGCTCAAATACAATGGCAGGAGAGGATGACTCAAGAGTGGAGGGACAAGTTCGACCAGCGGATTAAAGAAGCCGGACTTGACCCCGATAATGAGAAATTCGACGATTTCCATGATGCTTTCGAAGATGCCCAAGAAGACGGCAGGTTTGGCAAAGCTGAAAGAAAACTTAACAGAATTCTGGCTACCAAGCCCAAGGAGAAACCTGTGACTGATGACAAATACGCAAAACTTTTAGATGAAGAAAAGCGAAAATGGATGGAAGAGCAAGGGTTGCTTGTTACCAATGCTGGCGGCCCCTCGGCCAGTAGTCCTAGTGTGAAGGAGGCAACAGCTAAATTTGCTAGAGGTGAACTCACCGAAGAGCAAGCAAGAAAAGCTGGTGTTAAATTCACTTAGAGGGAGATTAAATAGGAGTTAAAAAATGAGTATACAGACTGCAACACTTGGCGACCTTGAACACGCCCAGAATATCGTCATTGCGCAGTGCCTTTTTACCGCGGAACATAACGCTCCGTGTCCAGCGTTAGTTACAAAATACACACTGGGCAAGGGGCAGAAATCACTGACCGTTCCTAAAGTCGGTCAGGCAACGGCTGTCGAGCTAACAGACGGCGTAGATATGGTTAATGACCAGGACATTGACTTGAGTTATGAAGAGGCGACCCCCAATGAGGTCGGGTTAAAGTTTATCTTAACCGACAAGCTCGTTCGCCAGTTCAACGAGGATGTGTTTAAGGTTATTGGTATCCAGATGGGCGATGGTATGGCGAGGAAGAGAGACAAG